AGGGGTGAAATACGGAGCGAGGTTGGACGCACTGGTGGAGTATCAGGAAAGGAAGAAGATGTGGCCGACTCCGAACGCCTCGGACAACAGGGACAGAGGGAACTTGAGCGACCCAGCAATACAGCGAAGGATAGCGATGGGCAAACAGGTAGGCCTAACGATGGCAGTCAAGGATCAGCCGGGCAAGGGCACACTGAACCCCAACTGGGTGGAATGGCTGATGGGGTATCCCCCAGGTTGGACGGACATCTCGGATTCGAGCGAGAACCCAGCATCCCAAGAGTAGCGACAGGGATCCCAAATAGAGTCAATCGACTCAAAACATTGGGCAACTCAATCGTGCCTCAAATTGTGTACAACATTGGCCTAGCAATCTTAGAAGAGGAGGAGAGAGATGCTAAGTAAATCAATGGGGCAGTGTATATTGGAGTGTGTATTGGAGTGTAAGAAAAGTGTGTGTAAACGGCTGTGCAACGGGCAAAGGGGCAATTGCACATGCCCGCCCGAAAGGTGCATGGTTGCAGGAATCTATGGTATGTGCGGTTGTGCAGTTGCACATGCCTGCACATATGCACATGCGTCTCTGAAAGGTGCATGGATACTGGTACGTGCGGTTGTGCGCATGTGCATCTCTATAGAGAACTATAGAAAGGTGTATACACACACCTTATCTGTAGGGGAGATAGGTTCTCTAGAGATACAATACTTAAACAAAATTTAAACAAGAAGAGAGATAGAAAAATGACCGATAAAAAATTAACAAAGAAGCAGGAAAAGTTTGTCGATCTTATGGTGTACCAAGATTACAATCAGACTAAGTGCGCTCACTTGGCCGGGTATGAAAATCCTGGTGTAGCAGCGACAAGGTTGCTTGGACACAAAGAGTATGATCATGTGCAAGAAAAGATCAGACAGTTTAAAGCGATCCAGCGCTCGAAGAATGAGATCACTTATGAAGGCATAGCAGTCAAGCTAGGAGAGATAAGAGATGTTGCTCTGGCGGATGGTTCATACGGGCCAGCTGTAACGGCAGAGATTGCCAGGGCAAAACTTGCCGGTCTTATGGTGGACAGGAAGGAGTTGAAGATACATAAGATTGACAGCATGAGCAGAGATCAATTAGAGGTGAGGTTGCAACAGCTTGTGCAAGAGCATCAGATTGTTATAGGTGAAGCGCAGGTGGTCGAAGAGGTAGAAGAGGTGGATGACTCAGAGGATGCTATTGAAGATCATCAAGATCTAGAGGAGTCTCTGGGAGAGGAGATTGTTGAGGAAGCTTTGAGTAATCAGGAGTCTTTAGAGGATGAAGATCCTGATCTTTTAGAAGATAATTTACCTGAAGAGTAGCTTCGTCTAATTTATTTTTGCAGTATTTTTGTATCTTGATGCCTTCCTCGAAATCTGCGACTGCTGTCTCAAGATCAACCTCTTCTGAATTAAGTTTCTTAACGATGCGTTCTAACTCTGCCAGTCCTTTTTCAAAACTCATTGCTGCTTTGCTATTTGTGTCTGTCGTTATCGTCATACCACATATACGCAAAGCACAATATATTTATCACCAGGAATACAGTTATAACTGCAAAGATATCCATAGCAGTCTCAATCATGATGTGCGCCATATTCTGTAGTTGTCCTTGCTCTCTCTTCTAAAGGTAAACTTGCGGTCTTTGAAGTGCTTGGTGTAGAAGTTTACCCTGTACTTGTATACCTCTTCTTTTGTAAGGCCTGCTATTGTGTCTCCAACGCCTAACTTATCTAACATCTCACAAAAATCTGATCTAAATTTTTTAAGCGGTATGTCTGTTTCTATTTTAAAAGCCATAGTTCTCTCCTGATTTTTTAATCATCTGTTCTGCTGTTGCGTTCTCATGACCTAGCATCATATCTATAAGCTCATCGGTTGTATGAGGACTCGGTGTAACCTCAGTTTTGCGATCTGATTTTAAGTATTCAATGGTTTGGCTGTCATCGTTGTAGATGGTTAGATGTTTAGCATCTGCGCCCTCATCTATTCTTTCCCCAAGAATAAACTTAATGCCTTTACGCCATACTGCGAGCCTATTGGATCTGCGTACTTGTTCTACTTTTTCTTTGTGTTGTGTCATTCTCTCTCTCCTGGTGATTATACACCTGTTAAACAATTAATTACTATTTTCTTCAAACTCTTTGGCAGCCAGTTCTTGCGCTTCTGCGTCCTCATGGCCCAGGTCTATATACTTTTGATACAAAGATTCTAGGGATGATTCGTTTCTATGGTTACTCATGATCTATTGCCTCTTTAGTTAGTTTAATTAAATTCTTTTTTGCCCAGCTAAAACCTTTGCGTGGCCATCCATCGAATGGTTCACAAAAACTTCCATCCATGCAATAGTTTTCGACTTCGTCATACTCATCTTGCGAGTCATGGATAAATATCCAGCGAGAGCCTTCAACATTAACAACCTTGTATCTAAGCTTAGAGTCATCATCGAAAGGATAACCCCTATTGCCAAACCAATTGCGTACCTGGTCGATGTGCATTACTTCAATCATTCTGCGACCTCGTTATAATTTTCATCGTAAAAATTTTCTGTGCTTGCCCATTTCAAATCAGCCTCACCATGAAAGCATCCATCTTCTTCTACAACTCTGCCATCTTTTAAAGTGATATTAAGCTTTGCCCACTTGCCACACTCTATCGCTTCAATATCACCAGGCGCAAAGTTGTTAGCATTTGCGATCTCTTGTATATCAAAATGGATTGTGTGGTCGTAAGTCATTTCTACATGACGAATTTTTGTAATGTCATTACTCATTTTGCGACCTCATTTTCTATAAACTCAAAAACTTTATTTCTAAGATTACATATTGTGTTAAATTCTGGGTGTTCAATATCAATTGAATCAACTCCATACTTTTCTAATAAGTTATAAAAATCATCTTGAAAGCTTACAGCTTCAACATCAAACTTATTAAAATCCTGGCCTAGATTTTTAAACTTGCGTTCATTGGCTAGGTTATCTTTTTGCATTTTAAAAATGCGATTCATCTCGTCTTGTATATTCATTTACGCCACCTCCCTTGCTTCACAGTTTTTTCCAATTCTTACACCTTCAAGCATTGCTGTGATTTGTTTGTATAGTTCACGCTTAGTTTTGCCATAGAATACTGAATGCACACCACCATTTTCATTGGTGATTTGATGTAAGTTAAACACACTATATTCTTCTGCAAGATGGTAATTTCCTATATTAGATTTTAAATCATATACACTTGGCACATCACTTTGTGTCCAAGTCGCAATAGGATTGTTTGTAGATTCGTTAAGAATACGAATTTTGTTTTCTATGTGTTGTATTGTTATTGCCATTATGCCACCTCCAACATTGATAGAGGAACTCTGTAGCTACCTTGTGGTAACTCAACAACTGCTCTGCTCTTATTGATTTTAGTCACAGTGCCTAGAGTCTTTTTAGTCTTTTGGACTACATAGACTTGGCAACCAATAGTCAGTTCGACTGCAACCAGTGATTCCATTCGTCTGCGAATGAGTGGGATCAATGCTTCAAGTTCTGTTCTTGATGTCATTGCGTTTATTTCTGCTTTTACATTTTCCATTATGCTACCTCCTCAAGTAGTATTCCAATCCATTTAACATTCTTCATTCCAACCAAACCTTGAGTAAGAAGATCGTAATCGTTCTTGTTACCAACCAGTATGTTTAAGACATTCTTTTTAAGAACAACCTTGCTAGGGTTGATAGCTTGAGCAGACTGTCTGATGTAATCTCTAGCCTCCTCGACATTCTTAAAGTATTTATTAATAGCCATTAGTTCGTCACCTCCAAATTGCCAAAGTTATAATTCTCTAACGCTTCAAACAATTGTTTGCCTGTGTAGGTACCATCGTTGTCCATGTTGATGTCAGCATCTATGAAACAACCATTGACACTGCCATCAGCGTTGTAGTTCTCAGGTCGCTTGAGAGCTTCCTGTATTAGTTGATTTATCGTCATTACGCTACCTCCTGAGTTCCAATGTAGTCATCAGGATTAACACCTTCTTCTTTAAGATGGACTTTTAATTTCTTTAAACACTCAGGACCAATATCCCAACAACCCATATCTCCTGCATCTTGATAGGCAACTAACTCATCGTCAGCGTTGCTACAAATAAAGCCACCACCATCACAAAGATGGAAGTAATGTTTTGGTTGTTTGATTTCTTTGCCACAACAACCACATGG